AACCTGAAATTGCTTTCCAAGGTCACCGCCCCACCCGTTTTTACCTCAAAAATTAGGGTTTTGGTGAGAATCCTCAAAAACAAAAAATCCAGCTTTAGCTGGATGGTTGTTCTTTGGTAGTCCCAAGCCGCACCTAACCTTATCCTCGTCCGTGAAAAGAAAGTCACTCTATAAAAATGACGGGGGAGGAAAAAACATATGAAAACCCGGCGTCTTACTGTAAGCTCGACCTATTTCAATGAAAAGAAAGTCCCTTATATTCGTCTCTCCGGCAACTGGCTGATTGAAAATGGTTTTCAAACCGGCCGGAAAATTATGGTCGATGAACAGCCGGGGAGTTTGACGATTCGTTTAATTTTAGAGGAGGATGAAAGGGATGTTGGGTCGGAACCCGAACCGTCCATGAAAAGGAAATCATTTTATAAATAAGCCCAGTAAAAACCCCCGGTCGTCAAGATCGGGGGCACTTTTTAATGAATCTTATCAAGATTATCTTTCTTAATCGCCTTAATTCTATCTATCGAAAGACCCGTAATGTCAGAAATTAACTTTTCATCCATATTTTTACTTAACATATTCAAGATAATCTCTCGCTTTGCTTGTTCCGCGCCTTGTTCAATCCCTTTTTCAATCCCTTTAACTTCTCCCATTAAAAACGAATCATCATAAGCCTTCTTCAATGTCTCCGATAAATTAGACACCATTTTCCGCGCCTCCTTGGGGTTACGCATCCCGCGCAATTAATTATAGCTCACCTGATAGGTGCGGGATGAATCATCAATAACCTTGCCAATCATTTCTTTATATTTTTCCGAGAAGCCCAACACCGCGATGTTCTTCAACCAAACCGCGAATAACCTGTAAAAATCCGGTTCCAATTTCTCTAAAGTTCCAATCAGTTCTTCCAATCGGCGTAATAATTCATCTTTATCTTTCTTCTGATCCAGGAAAAATACTCCGCCGATTAAATTTCTAAAGCCTAAAAGTTCTTTGTCCGAATACCGGTTGACATCAATCAAGAAATATTCAAAATCAACCACGTATTTTCCGAACTGCTCCGCTCCAGCCAAGCATTCCTTAAATTGGCGGCAGGCAGTCCAATTATCGGCCCCATTATATAAAATTATCGGCACGATGGCCGGGAGTCTATAATCCTTCCGCCCGGCGGTTGCCGGTTCGGTGTTTTTCAAGACATCCCGCCAAATTTCACCCATATATTGATAGAGCCGGTAAGGCATCTGAAAGTCAACTGTGGACTGCATTTCAAGCAGGAGATAAAAGATAACTTCCTGGTCTTTCAGCTTCACCCGGTAAACCAGATCTGCTTCTTTCTCGTTGAAGTCCTGCAAGATATAGGATTTATCGATCCGGGTCATGGCCTCCGGAGCAATCTGCTGAACCCAGCTTAGGGTGACGAAGCTTTGTAAAAGCTCCAGAAAGATTTTTTCGCTGGATAACAGGTATTTATAGCCTTTATCATGCGGGTTGTTGATATTCGGCTTGTCAGCGGATTGTATTTCGTCGGACATTCGTCTGCTCCATTCAAAATTTCGGCTGTTAATTTTATTATAATATATTTGGGGAGAGTAGACAATTGGATACTAGAATCTAAGGTTATTTTGAATCCTTATTTCATTAGGATTGGTTGAGAAAAAATCTGTTTCTTGCAAAACATCATCATTTTCGGAGCATCGTCATGTATTATCCTCTTGTAATTGAAACCTTTTTGACATAGAACTTAGTTCTAAAGTAAATTTCATTATTCCACTCCTTTTTTAAATTGCGAACTTAATTATACACTAGCTTTATATCCACGTCACTTTGACAGGAGGAGTTATATAAACTAAAAGAATAACTATATCAAGTCAGGCATTAGAGGTTTAAATCTTTTACTATGCCACTAAATTTTACTTCAATTTTTGAGCCAAAATGATATCTAGTTGAAACCAATTCAATACTAATAGTTTTCCCACGGTAAATTTCTCCGGTGATTTTGAGTTCTTCGTTATTATGTAACAGATTATAAGATTCAACTGAAAAGGGAAGAGAAAAATAGCCTATCGTACGTGGTCGTCCTTTAGCAAGGGTAGAGGGGTTTTCTTCTTTAAATTTATAAAATCTTAATATCGGAGTATTACTAAAGTAATACACTTCACTAATGGGAATAGTCTTTTGATTAGAAAGTATTAAAAAACTATTAAATAGTTCGTTTGGTAATTTTACGTTTCCGAAAATTTCGTTTATCATTTTCGTTACCTTTCTGAAGTGTTATTTCTTTTGCAAAAAATATCAAGCTATGTTTGAGTTCTTCTATTTCATTAACTAAATCAGTAAAGTTTCTTGTTGCCAATTGAAGATGATCATCTCTTTCTTCCAAATCTATTTCGATATACCTGATATTTGGTTCCTTTTGAGTTTTATTAACAATTTGAGGGGATTTGTAATATGTAATCTTTGCAACTGTAAATTTCGGATTGTTTTTTTGAAAGTATTCAATAGCCGAGTCAAAGAAAAACTCAATAGTCTCATTTTTATCTAACAACGGAAGTTTTTTAAACATTTTTAACTGATTTAAAGTAGTAGTATGATATGGCAAATCCGGTTCAAATTCAACTGAAATATCATAAGCAGGGCTACCCCCAGTATTTTTCATCAATAATTTTAATATTACACCATCTTGGGAATCTGGAACTATTTTAATACTAATTACGGGTTCTTCTAGTAATTCTCTTTGCTTTCTCATCTCAATAACCATTTTACGGGTTGCTAGTAAATAAAAAAATGTAATAACAGTAAGGATTAATCCACCTAAAGCACTAACAATCGTAGCAATTAAATTTATGTTCTTTGACCAAGTATTTTCTGTTTTTATCTTTTCAAGCTTATTTAATTTTTTTTCTAGGGTATCTATTTTTGCTATAGCTGTGTTTAGTTGTTCTACCTTCGCATCGTTATTTATTAGTTTTTCAAGAGTATCAATTCTTGTTATAGCCTTGTTTAATTGTTCTTCCTTCACATCATTTTTAGCAGGAATTGATTGAGCTTCAACAAAAGAAAATACGAGAAAAATAAAAACAATTGCTAAAATTAAAATGATAATTTTCGTGTTTTTCACAAACAATCTCCCTTTCGCTAGATAATCTTATATCTATATAGCATAGGGATATCATAACTCATTCCGATATCCTCTTTACTATTAAAAAACCTTGCTCTTTTCATCAATGCTTGTATGATGCGCAATTTTAGTATAGTAAAAGTCCATTCCCGGCAAATTACCGGCTTCGCCTTGTACGGACCCGTAAAAATCAATTCTTTTGCCAATTCTTTTTAAAACAATAATATAAATACCATTTCGTTGGAAAAAACAAAAAACCTTCTATGAAGAAGGCAATACAAAGACAATATTTAAAATAACAATCAATTTGTATTATTCCACCCCTTCACCCTCATCCCATCCTTCAACACCTGCCTATAAGTCAGCCTCGGCAGCAACATCTCCAGCGTCCTGATAATCCCCCATAACCTTTCATGGATGATTTCCTTCTGCGCCGGCTCCGGAAGAACCCGCAGCAGTTCTTCAAAACAATTCTCGATCTCCGCTTGCAGATTTTGAAAGTCCGCATTTTTACTGATGATTTTATAATAAATCTCATTACAACGTTCAATGATCAGGTAATTAAAATACTCCTCCAAATCAACCATCTCAGGGGTTTCAGTAATCGTAAATTCAAAATCGACCATGGGGGAGACCCTCCTTTTTCAAACAATGATTTTTTCCAAACCCAGACTTACCCGCGCGACCCAGTAACCGAATATCATACCATCCATCAATGCCTGACTATAAATAACTTCATCCTGCCGGTTCATTTGATTCATCCGGCCACAATCATATTCATCCAGCAATTGGCTGTCTTCCGGCGGCAGCTTGGCGCAGAGCCGCTTCAAGATCTCGCCCGGTTTCTCCCCAAGCTCTTGGAATTCCGGGTCATGCATCAGAATTTCATCATGGATTTTGACCAGCCGTTCAAGGATGAATTTTTGGATTCCTTGGCTATCACTATTAAGCATGGCAGGGCCTCCTAAAGTAAAAGCTAAAATTTGCCGATTTCTCTTAAGCTTACATATTTATCACCGCCGGTAATTATATGATCGATTAACGTAATCCCAAGAATCTCCCCGGCCACTTTCAATCTTTGAGTCATCAAAATATCCATCGTACTGGGAGAAGGATCGCCGCTGGGATGGTTGTGGAAAGCGATAATCGATTTGGCGTTATTCATCAAAGCCGCCATATAAACTTCCCGGGGTTCAACATTGACATTATTGATAGTACCGGAGCCGATAATATGTATCCCGTTGATTTCATTTTTGGTATTGAGGGCGATAATTCCGAATTTCTCCACTGGTTCGGAGTTGAGGTCGAGGATGTTTTGGACGGTTTTATAACAGGCCAGAGGGCAGGTTATTTGGCAGCCTTCAAGGTTATAGCGGCGGCGTTTTGTTCGAACTTGTTTGAGGGTGTAAATGTTGATGTCGGTCACCATTAGATTTTCACTCCGTATTAATGAATATTCATGAATGTTACTGAATTAATTATACCATATTTTTCTTTGCAATTCAAGAACATTCATGATAAAATGCAAAAGAGGGGGAGTAATAATGGCGGCATCAACACGGAGTCTTAAAAATAGAGTGCCAGTTTCTAGTTCAGTGGATAAAACCGTTTGGGAAGATTTACAGAAATTATCTAAAAGTACCCGAATAAACATTTCAAAATTATTAGATGAAGCGATTTCGGATTTACTAAAAAAATATCAAAAGTCTTCCGATTAAATTCTATGAATGTCATTAAATATTTAAGGGTGATATAATGCGATATTTTGGCTCTAAAGGTTCCACCGTTGACCTTCTCTATCAAATTATTAGAGAAAGAGTACCCTCGGGGACTTTTTGTGATCCGTTTGGGGGAGTTGGAATTGTAGGATCATACTTTAAATCTAAGGGCTATATCGTATATACAGGTGATATTTTAAAATTTTCCCATTATTTTCAGATTGCACGAGTTCAAATTAATAGATTTCCATCTTTTAGAAATGTTTGTCGCGAACATAATTTAAATTCATCCCATCAAATAGCTAATTTTTTAAATGGTCTAAAACCGTCTGATGGTTGGTTTGTAGAAGAGTATGCCAAAAAGCGAGGTTTTTTTACTCTTGAAAATGCAATGCGTATTGAAGGTTGTAGGAGGATAATTAATGATTGGGTTAATAATAAAATAGTAAGTAGAATAGAAATGGCTATTTTAGTTGCATCGTTAATAAATTCAATGGATAAAGTTGCAAATACAGCAGGTACATATTATTCTTATTTAAAACAATGGTATAGAAAATCTTTGAAAGACTTTAGTTTTGAGTTTATTCAAAATACTGACGGTAGTCCGAATTGCAGATCATTTTTTTGCGATGCAAAAAGATTAGTATCGAAAAAGTCTTATGATATTTTATATTTGGACCCTCCATACAATGAACGCTCGTATGCAGATTATTATCATTTACCAGAAACATTAGCTAATTTTGATACTCCACAAACACATGGAGTGAGTGGTATTCCTGTTAAAAGGCATAGTCCAAAATCAGCATTTAACAAAAAAGAGTTGGCATATAATGAGTTGAAAAGGATTCTTGAGTTAGCCCATTTTAATCTACTTATTTTTCATTATGCAGATGATGGTATTATTCCTTCGGAAGATATAGAAGAAATACTTCCGGATTATGGGCGAGTCGAAAAAATATATATTGATTCAAAGGGTTATACCACTGAAAAAATTAAGAGGCTAAAAAAACATTGTATTTATATGGTGAGTCATGGCTAAACAATTACCATCTTGGAATACTGATGATGTCGATAGTTTATTCCCATTTTCAAAAATAAGATTAATTGCCGTAGATTTAGATGGTACTTTATTAAGTCCAACAACCTCATTTAACCTTTCAACAATTCGATTCTTGCAAAATAGTATTAAACATTATGGAAGAGAGGTAGAGTTTACTATAGCGACTGGACGGACATTAACTGGTGTCAATTCCGTTCTTAATGAAATGCCATTAAAAAAAGGAATCCCTTTAATTTTATATAATGGAAGTGTAATTGTTAGAAATAGTAATTTTACTATTCTTTTTCAACAAGTTATCGATTATGAGACAACTCAAATTATTCTCGAATTATCCGCGCAGTATAATGCTCAAGTATATATCTATAAATATATAGGCCCAAATTCTAATTTTTTGACTGAAGAACCGTTTGAATATGTATTGGGCTGGTCAAAGGAAAAAACAAAGAATTTAGTTGACTTTAATGGGATAAAAATAAAATGGTTAGATTCATCTGTTTTAACAGAAAATATATCACCGTCAGCTATTTTAATTGATATTTCCAAAATGAAGGATAATATAGGTTTAATAGAAAAACTATCTGATATTCCTGTATCGTTAACTAAAAGTGGTGGAAGTTTTATCGAAATAAGACCAAAAGGAAGTAATAAAGGTGTTTCTTTGCAAAAAGTGGCGTCGTTCTTAAGTTTATCACAAGAACAAGTCTTATCCCTAGGGGATAACGATAATGACTGTGAAATGTTAGAATGGGCTGGAATAGGAGTCTCAGTTGCTAATGCATCCAAAAATGCTCTGAAGAGTAGTGATTATTATTGTCGTTATGGAGTTAATGAAGGTGCAATAGAGGTATTACGATTGATTAGAAATGCAAAAAGATATTTCCCAAATTTATAATTTATGTAAGAGAGGTTGTGGAAAATTGAATTTTGACCTTTGGTATAAAAAATTAGAAGATATTTGCGAAGAGTTTTCTAATATTTTAGTTTCCCAATATCATTTCGAAAGAAAACTAAAAGAAATATTATCTGACTTACTAAGCCCCTTAGAATCATTAGCATTTCAAATGATATGTAATCCTCCATTCGTGAATTATAATATTGGTTTGTCTCTTCCAGCAGAACCGACTTATGTAAATACAATAAATTTAGATAGTTCCGGAGTACAGTGTAAGATTTATATGTGGAGAAAAAGCGGTTATGATTATAACCAATTTGATTCAGTAAAGGCAAATGAATTGTTAATTCGTCTAGTGAAGAACTATTGGAAGTCAAATTTGCGAGATGATAAATCGAAAATACCTTCTTTTCAATATACAACAACGTTTGATTTAGCTGATCGTTCAATTGTTACTTATTTACAAGAATATCCTTATATTTGTAGTTTTTTTTGCGATTTAGATAAATTTAAGGATGTAAATGATACCCATGGTGAAGATACCGGAGATCGAGTTATTCTTGAATTTAGTGCTATTCTAGATAGAGTAACTAAACCTCATGCGATTGCAATTCATCGTAGCGGTGATGAATTTATAATATTATTTCCAACAAATTCACCCGATCAAGCTCTGCTTTTAGCAAAAGAGGTGATGGATCAAGTAGTCAAGTATGATTTTAAAGTAAAAGTTAAAGTTGGTACTTCCGCTGGGATAGCAACAATTAATAACACAGAAATAATATCATATCGTGAATTAGAAACTCGAGCAGAAAAGGCTGTTAAACCAGGGGACAAAATTAAGCATCGCGGAATGGCAAGACTAGAAAATATAAAGAATGACAATATCCAATTCCCAACTTTTTCAGAATTTAATATGTGTCTTGCCTATTGTATTTTGAAAAGTAATCTTAATTCAAATATGCCATTTGAGAGTCCATGGTTAAACGTAATCACTAAAAAGATTTATACATTGATAAAGGGAAAGGATATTCTAGCAATTAGCTTAACTGATAGCGTTAAAGACCTTATTGAATGGATTAAACCTAATTTAGATAATGATATTATAAGGGCATCATTAGATAGTTTTAAAGATTATTCACCAGTTTTTTCGATGATTGATATTGCTTTTGCAGTTTGTTATGGAATTTTTTGGGCTGTATTTTTTAATGATTTAGCAAATGTTTCTGATAAAAATATTGTTTTAAAATTTAATAAAAGTAAAGATGGCTTTCAAATCATCATTATGCCAGATGATTATATTTTACTTCAATTCGGGGCGGTAAAGGAAGATACAGAAGAGTTTCAGTTGGGTGGTTTTATATATAATAATACAAAGGATAGTGTAATTGATTCAAAGTTAGCTTTATTAATAAAAATTGGTCATTCAGAATTAAACTTACCTTCATCACTGTTTGAAGAAGTAATTGTGGTAGATGATAGACCAACCAGAGGTGGGGGTTTACCCGATTTTTGGGAGGCAACAATAGCCAGATTGGTAGCGAGAATTGAAGGAAATGCAAATATCCAAGCAATATATGTAATGGGAGGTATAGAGTTCGGAAAAGAGACAATTAATAAGCTTCAACATGTTGAGTTATGGTCATCAAATATTCAACAAATTGCATATAAAACAGGCATGTCTATTCAAAGTATTCAAGTTGCTCAAGAGAGAATTGGAAATAAAGTAATTGTACCTGCTGATAAAGAATCCTTGATTAATCACCTGAAGGATATATATCAAAGTGAGTATAAACTAGAGCCTGTTTATCAACCAACTATTTCTCAAAAACAAAATCGTTTTTTACATCGCGAACTTAATATAAATCAAATAGCACTCGGAAGAAATGATGGTTGTAGAGTTAAAACAATAGCTGAGGCATATCCTGTGGTTGTTGAAATTGTTCGTCAAGCTTTAACAGATCCTATTAAGGATCAGGCCGGCGAGGAGCTAAAGGAACTAGTTGATTTTAAAGTTCATCTTACAAATCCTACACAAGATCAAATTCCTGCATTTTATATTAACGAAGAAAAGTCATTAAATGATTATTTTAAAAAGGAATTTTTGAGTGACCAGGGACTTTTTGGAAGCGAATTTCAAAAAACAGGACAACTTCAAGCGGTATTAAACCATTTAGAAAAGACAATAACAGATTTAAATTTGCAATTTGCCACGAGACGTGCAATATTAATAATTCCTCATAAGGTAAACAGAGATGATCTTGCTCCCCTAGGTCTTGTATCAATACGTTGTATCCCTAGGTTTACTCATACAAAAGTTATATTAAGTTATAGTTATACTTGGCGTACTGTAGAAACTTTAGTTGGTTTTCCATATAGTATTTTTGGGTCAGTGAAATATAGTGAATATTTAACTGAAGAGGTCAAAAAAAGAATACCTCCGAGTTTTTCAAGACAAATTGAGTTGGGTGAAGTATCTTATATTGCCCATAGTTTGCATATTTTTATGGATGATTATGGACAAAATATAGCTCGGAGAATTGTAGATGACGCAAGCTATTAATGAATCCAATTATTATTTATTGTGTCATGAGGCAGATTCATATTTGTTAGTACCTTTTTATAAATTTGACCGAAATATTAATGGTTTAAAAGTCTTCATTGTTAATCATGAGCTTGAAGTACAATTAAAACTTCTAGATTTTCAAGCACATGAACTAAGACGATATTTTGACCGGTATTATTTATTATTACCTAAAAATGTGACTAAACGGCAAGAGACAATCGATAGTTTTTTTTCTTTTATTGCAAATAAGTATGAATCATTAATTGATGTTGAGCGTAATATAGAAAATATCAATATCTTATTAGATATTTTAAACAATTATATTAGTCCAATTGCTAATAAAAGCATTCTTGATTTTGGATGTGGAACTGGTTTATCTTCCCGATTGATGTCTAAATGGAATATTAATATTATTGGGGTGGATTCATGTGCTATTATGCGAAAAATTTCTAAAAGTAATGGTTTGAATGTTATAAGTATTAATGATTTAGCCGCTCAATCTGAGAATATTTATGATGGAGCTTTTGCGTCATATGTTTTACACTTATCTCCTAGTTTTGATAGTTTAGATATTTTATGGAGTCATTTAAAAAAGAATGGGGTTTTTGTCGCTAATTTTCATAAAGATGTTGGTATAAAAGAAACAATGAGTCATATAAAAGGTATGGGAGGACGAATTTGTGAGATAGAGGTCGCTTCTATTTATGAAAGGCATGGTGCATATATTGCATTTATTAAACAGTGAAAGTGATATTTTTATTTCAAAAGAAAAAAGCTTAGATTATATTAATGATATCTTGGGATTCAGTATTGGTCGAGATATTTTATTATTCTTTATCGATAATTATATTCTTTCACAGTTCAGTGATAATAAATTAATTTTAAAGGATGATATTATATCTATTCAGGATAGTTTTAAGAATATCCGGCTTTCTAATCAGAAAGATTATTATAATACACTTCTTCTCGGGATCAATTTGTCAGATAATAATATTCATTTATTCAATAATTCATGGATAGATTTCGGTGCTGAAGGCAAGTCACCAATTTTTTATGCTGCTTTACGTAATTTATTCTCAGATTTTAATTCTTTTGCTTCAAGTGAGTTAGTAGACGCTGTTGAGAGTTATTCATATCATAATCAGACTAAAATTGTATCACCAATCAAGGAAATTAAAAATTATATTACGGAACAAATAAATAGAGCTAATATTCTTGATACAATAAATATAAGTCAATTCACAAATTCAGCTTATTATATGGGTTCAAAAAAAGCATTGGGAGGTTTTTTAGTAGAAGCAATATCAAGCGTTTTACCTGATGATGGAGTATTAGTTGATCTTATGTGTGGTTCTGGAGGTATATCTGGAGTATTTAATAAATATTGGGATACATATTCTTCAGATGCACAACAGTTTTCTCAAATTTTAGCAATGATTCATGGTGGCGGTTTTTCCGTTTCAAACGCACAATCATTGTTAAATGAGATTTTACCGATAGCTCATAGTCATGCAACCGAATTATATTCTAAATTAAAAAACTATATTGATAAAGAAGATAAAGTTTTCCATGGAGAGATTAGTGAAGATTTATTGTTAGAGTATCAAAGATATATTGATTCTTTTCCTACTTATCCTGATGGAGGACAATTGGATTGGGATCCAATAAGTGAAGTTTTATCGCGGAAAAAAAATCCCAATTTATATCCTTATTGTTTATTTACAACATATTTTTCAAATATCTACTTTGGTTTAAGGCAAAGTGTTGAAATAGATAGTTTACGATATGCTATTGATCAAATTGAATGTGAAAAAGCTAAAAAATGGGCTTTGGGTACTTTAATTACAACCTTAAGTGCTTTAGGAACTAGTTATGGAGGTCATTTTGCTCAACCAAAAATTAAAACATCAAAAGATCTTAATATGAATAATTTCTTAAAAGTTATAGAAAAACGCTCTCACTCAATTATTCATGAATTTAATATAAGATTTCTAAAGCTATCTTCAGAAAGTGAAAAAACAAATAGAAGTATTACTATTATTCCTGGTCCATGGCAAACTACATTAAGTCATTTGGATAAACTTAATATTAAAAGGCCCATTGTAATTTATATGGATGCACCATATAAGAGAGAAGAATATAGTAGATATTATCATGTTTTAGAAACATTAGTAAATTATCAGTATCATTCATGTGTAGGGATAGGAAAAATACCTGATAAACAAAAGGGTGAGAGGTTTCAATCTGAGTTTTTCACTCGTAAAAATGATCTTTTAAATGAAGCTTTTATTAATTTAATAGAACAGATATTAAATAGAGGTTGGATATGTGCTTGGAGTTATTCGAATTCGGGTTCAGCCGATATTGTATTAATCATAGAGAGAATTAAAAAGAATAAAAATTGTATTATTAAGACGTTTTCAACCCCATATAGACACGTTTCACAGCGTGGTAAGAAACCTAAACAAGTGGTTGAGTATCTAATTGTTTTTATACCAAAGAACGGGTGATTTCCTCACCCGTTCTTCCCATTCCTTACATCCGCCCAGGCTCTGCCACCAAACCAAAACCCGAAAATCACCAAAAATATCGCCCAAACCTGCGCCGGAATCTTATTAATGTTTTCCCAGTCAATCTTCCCGCCGAAAATGATAATATAGTTCAGTAAAATTGCCGCTTCATAGGTAATCACCGGTCTGACGCTGGCCCGAAAGTTCAGCATCCAACGGGACAGTCCCGCCGGGTTCTCATAAACATTAACCGAATCCCGGAAGGCTGCCTCCTGTTGTTGCAAAACATTCATCGTCTCCAGTTCGAAGTCATTCAAAAGCTTAGTCTTCTCCAGTTCGAATTTCTGCCGGTCGGTCTCCGATTGCAGAAACCGGCCGGCCAGAGCGTCTACCAGTTTACCCACCGTATTCTTAGCAATTTCACCGGCAATGCTTGCAGGGTCAAATCCCATCACCAGATCACCCCCGGTTTCCAAGCTTCAGGATTTGGGTTCGGAGTCTGGGTATAAGGCCGGTAAAGCATCGGACACAAATCCACATGGACAAATTTGTAATCATAGATGACATACCCCGTCCGCGCTTCCGGGAAATCCAACTCCAGGCTCACTCTCCGGATAAACGCCGCGAATTCCTCCGCTCCAAATCCCTTGGGCAGACCCAAATCCATTGCCGCGCCCGTCTCATGGGGCGAATGCCCCGGCCTGGCGACCTTGCCGCTGGGTTTTCCGCCGTTCGCCCGTAAATCCGCTTCATAAAGCGCCACTTGATACTCCGGCGACCGGTAACCGGAATTGACCATGATCGGGGTATCCACGCCCCGCATCAGGGAGATCCCGGCCCGTACTGTTTCAAATAACATGACTAACGGCTGATAAATCACCACCACCCCGGAATCATGTTGAGCGAATCCCAACGTATGCGCCCGGTTCTCAAACTGCGGCAGATGCTCCGAGATATAATATTTCCCTTTCTCAAACAAAAAAGGGACTTCGTATTTAGTCCCGTCCCGCCGAATCAATGTATAAGTGCTCATGATAACCTCCCGCTCATTTTTTCAACAACAACACAATCAGGTTCACAATCACCCCGCCAAGCGTGACCATCAACGTATTCTGAAACACATCCAGCTTCTTAATGAGTCCATCTTGCGTCTTTTCCATGTTATCCACCCTTTCTTTTAAAACTCCCATATCCACTTCCAACTCACCCATTACCATCACCCCCTTTAAAATCAATTTTTTAAGGGATAGCTCACCATAAAACCCCCGTCTAAAATCCCACAAGGAAGCAGCCAAACTGTTTGCCAATTCACCGATTTCAATCTGAAAGGTCAAATCCGGGCCGATCAGGAGACCGCGCTATAATGCAAGCCAAAAGTGGGGCAGCGCGGCCACCCGCCCAAGGCCAAACCAAATGAAAGCAAAATTACCGGGCCGATTTACGGCTCAAATTCTTTCAGCCGTAAACGAAAACCAAAAACACCTCCGCCAATCAAGTCAGCCTTTGAAACCCCAAAACCAAAAATCATTCCGGGTCCAATCAAAATTGGGCCAACTCCGTCCCTTTTAGAGTCCCACCCAGTTCAATCCTATCCGGGTCGAATCTGTTCCCCGATCAGGCAGACCAAGCACTTATCTCCGTAAACTAGGCTAAAAATATCGGGCTGCTTGGACAACCTGCCGCAAACCAAATCAATGAAAGCCAATCAATTCCTGCCGACCACGAGGCAGCCGAAAACTAGCAAACAAACCAGTCCGGCTCTCTCGTTTGCGAAAACCAATTTCCGATCATCCTCTGATCCCGATCTGGCAGACCAAGCATTTATCTCCGTAAAAAGCACTGGGCTAAAAAATAGGGTTGCTTGGACAGCCTGCCGTAATTCAAACCAATAAACGCCAACCTATTCCCGCCGGCCAACCGAGCAAGCCGAAAAATAGCCAATAAAATAGCCCGGCTTCATCGGTTGGCGAATTCCGGGCCGATCAGGAGACCGCGCTTTAATGAAAGCTGAAAGTGGGGCAGCGCGGACACCTGCCGAAAACCAAATCAAATGAAAGCAAAAACACCGGGCCGATTTACGGCTCAAATTCTTCAGCCGTAACCGAAAACCAAAAACCACCTCCACCCGTCAAGTCTGTCAATCCAAAACCCCAAAACCAAAACTAATTCCGGGTCCACTCATCGGCCTGGCAAACCCCGCCACGCCGGAAGCCTAACTACATTATCTCCGCCTTCCGAATCGTGCTGCAAACCGCACCTTTCTTCAGGCTGGGCCGAATCTGTTTCCGCCTCCGACCACGATCAGGCAGACCAAGCTCCATCTCCGCAAACTTCGCTGGGCAGAAAATTAGGGCTGCTTGGACAGCCTGCCGCAAACCAAACCCCTGAATGTCCATCAATTCCGCCGACCATCCGAGACAGCCGGAACTGTAAGCAAACAAACCAGCCCGGCTCTCTCGTATGTCGAAAACCATTCCAGGCCAATCCTCCGACCCCGATCAGGCAGACCAAGCTCTATCTCCGCAAACTGCGCTGGGCTAAAATATCGGGCTGCTTGGACAGCCTGCCGATAAAACCTTGCGGGTCGGCGGTCGTCACTTGACTGAGGGCCGGGAATCCGGGTAGTGACCACCACCTGATCCTTCGCAGCCTATTGTCCGGGTCGTTCTGTCCGCGGCCGCGCCCGCAAAGCCAGCCTGGGCATCGTATAAATCGGCATTATGTCAAGAACGAAGCTAATCCTTCGCAGTCGTGTCATTGACATAATAGATTTATACGACGCCCGAAAGCAGTGTCAAGGGAGAGGCTGGCCTTGGGGCACTGGCCGCTAAGTCGCCTTCGGGGTCTAAAAGATTTCTGGGATGGTTCAGGGGGTCTATTTGTCTGGGTGGTAATCTCCGGCGCGGCGCCACGCAGACTTCTGTAAGCGAATATATCAGGTCTGCTCCCACCGCCGCGCCTGGGCCAACCCCCCGCCCGATGCCAATTCTGATTGTCCTGTCACCCGCCGCCCCTCAAGGGGCTCCAAAATCAAGTGAACGCTGAGAGAGTATCCTTTACGAAAACCTTCAGCGGGTTGCTATTGGTCCGCCCCCAAACATAAGTCCCGTCAAAAGTCATACTGCAAATCCCGCTCACTCCCGCCGCCAGGGTAAGGGTGTTATGTACCTTCGCCGGAGTAATATTGAACTTCAACAGTTTTACCGGGCTGGTGTCACAGGCCGCCCAAACATACAAACCATCGAAAGTCAAGGCCCGGCAATTGTTCTCCCCGGTGGCGAAGGTTAAAGTGGTTCCCGCCTGGGTCATGGTGGCCGGGTTAATGACGCAAATCTTCGAAGGAGAGCTATACAGCCCCGCCATCAATACCGGGGCTTGTCCGGGCAACGCAACAAAAAGCAAATCCTCGCAGCGGTTATCCCCGGAGGCCAGGGTCAGAGTGGAACCCTGCTTGATCCCGTTCATGTTCCACTTGGTAAACTTGGCCGGACTATTGATATGTCCGAAATAGATATAGTCGCCGTCAAAGGCCATGCCTCCGACTCCGTATTCGTCAACCCCAAAAGCCGTGCTATAAGTAGGGGCGGTCATGGTATCCTTCGGAATCCGGCAAAAACTCTGCTGGCTAAGATTCCGGCCAGCCACGAAAATATAGTCCGGGGTCAAACACATAGTAGCCTCATCCAGCATTTCAATCATCCCCCCGGAATCCGTCGGCATATTGCCGGTGTGGGCGATATGATTGAAGTTTAAGTCATACTTGTAAATATAGATTAAAGAACCGCTTACATGTAACACGTAAAAATTCAGCCCATCACAGGCAATATCAAGAAAACTGCCGCTGGTGGGGGTGTCGGGCGTAATCGTCGCCTCCAGCGTGAAAGTCCGGGCATTGAATTTCAAAATGTCCCGGTAGCCGCCAATGGTATAAACATAATTGTTATAATAACAAATCCCAAGGTTTTCGTCGGTACTGGCGGTCCCGCAATCTATGGTGATATTCTTCAATTTCGAATGCAAGAACGGCCAGACTCCCAGCAGATTGTTCATCAAGCCCGATTTACCGTTAACCAGTTCCACCACTGATTCCATCTGTGCCTGAACCGTGCTACCGCTAATCCCGCTCACCGGCGTGGCCCCAATCCGATCTGCTCCGGCGGCCCCGTCCTCGGTCGCGCCAAGTTCCGTCTTAGTGAAATACCGGGTATCATGGTTATGGTTTAAGGCGGCGTAAACCCCGGAATAATCATGGGTATGAGTATTGATTAAATTAAGCAATTCATTTATGTCCGCTGCTTCCGCGAAATCTCCGATGGTCCGGTAAGTTATATAAAGGTTAATGTTCTGATAATTGCTATCCGTAACCCGCCAGGAGATATAGACCGGCTTCCCGGCCTCGGAGGTGAGCCGGGCGTTTTGGTTCTCCAGAACGTAATGGGTGTTTTGGGCCAGCAGCGTCCCGCCTCCACCGGGGGCCGTCCGGACGGTAAATTCCGTCCCGCCGAAGAAAGTATCGTGTTTCAGAGTGCGAATCCCGGAGCCGAATTGATCGTTTAGCTCGTCGGTAACTGCAACGCCGTCAAGGTTTTTCGAGATTTTGGCATCCATCAGCTTTCACCTCCCAGGTTCAGGGTTAATTTTCCATCCGGGGTGGCTTTCACGTTCCAGAGGGAACCTTGCAACCACTCCTCAAAATTGTCATCTGTACGTAGTATAACTGCGGGGGTGGGGATCACTTTTCCGGTCTCATAGGTGGTCCGGTCGAGGAGTTCCAATCTATCGACACATAAGGTTTTACACTGGATACTATGTTCAGCGGATTCCCATTCTCCCGACCAAAAAACCCCCAAAGTGACCCACTCGATCTCCCCATTTTCCAATTCCAACCCAAGGTAAGGTTCGACACGTTTTCCCAGCTGCAAAAAGCCATATAATTCGCTGGTTTCATTGTCCGCGTCAAACATCCGGCTGGAGTTATTCAAAATAATTTCCAGTTGATTCGAGCCAATATTCCCTGCAGATAGATGACCGTCGAAAAATTCTTTCCGTTCCAACAGCCGCAAGGAAAAAAGGTCTTTTTCGGTAAAGGTCCGGCGCAGGGAATTTGTAAAATAAATTGTCACCCTGCCATGAATCTTCCGCCCGGTTTTAAAAATGTTTTGTTTGAATTCCTCGGATACGTTCATCATGTCATTTCTCCCGTAATATCAAAGTGATTTTCTCCCAAAGCGCCGGGGAGGCCGAAGTCAGTTCACAGGGGAACGAAAGTCCGATAACCGTCCGGGTCTGGTTTAGGTATTGGAAGGATAGATCTGTTTTCCGGTTCAGTTCGTTTCGAATGGTCTGCGCCTGGGAGTCGGTCAGCATCTCGTAATAGAGCAGGTAATGGTCTTTAATAGCGATACTATCCACGTTCAAAGTACCGTCCGCCGCCCGTTCCTCGCTCCCAATCTCCTTGGGTTCAATCCGAAACCGGGTGGGAGAGGGGAGGAGTGTTTCCTGGCCGGGCAAACCGAGTTTAAATACTCCAAGCTGGGTATTTTCCGTATAAAACTTCGCCCGAATCCGTAAAGCATAAGCCGGTATCTTCATTTCACATCCATCCCCCTATAGCTATTCCTGCCAATATCGACCCCTTTATAAAGCAACCCGGCATCCAATAACAAATCCCTGGCCCGGGGCGCTAATACCGTAAACTTGGAGTTAAAGCTGAAATCCTTAATCTTCATCGGTCCCAGCGGCCCGGTGATATCGCTTGCTTCATCAATCTGGAGCCAGTATTCAACCTGGGCGCAAGTGGCGTTTTTCACATCCTCCACTTGATCCGTGTCATCTGTCCGGTGATACGTCTTGCGCCGGATTAGTTCACTGGCCCGTAGTATCAGCCGGTCAATATCAGTCGGCAGGGTAATTAAATTCCCAACCCAGGTTTGAACCTCGTTCGCCGTTACAAATGGAATATCCATCATGAATCACATCCCTTGTAAGGGCGTATCGCGATACGCCCTTAATTCTGCGATATGGCCCGGCAGGCCAATTCCGGGGTCAGGGTCTTAAACCCGCAGATCGTATCAATGGAACAAATGTCTTTCTTCTTAGTGATGTCATACCCGAAGACCACCCGGAGGCCGAACCCTTCAAAGTCCACAATTGCTTTCTGACCGGGGCCAACCCCTTGGGGTAATGCCAGAGGCCGGTTCACGAAAGCGAAGGCGTTTTTATGAAAGGCCAGGTTATTGACGTGGCTATCAATCAGGGTAACGACTTGCGCCGAGATTCCACCCGCCGGAGCCGCCGGATAAAAGTTAATCGTGCCGTTACCGGAACCGTCCAGGGTGGCATCGGCGGTAATCACGAAGGTTTTATCGGTGATGGTGGCTACGGTAAAGAGATCGCCTTTTTTGAAGGTCCCGCCCGCTCCACCGGTGGCAATTGTGCCGGTAGTGGCCCCGGCGGTCGCCGTCAATTCGGCGGTCCCTGCCGCCGTTCCTTTGGTATGTTTCGGTGTATTCTGATCCATGAAGAAGTCAAAGCCTAACTTCCGGCCCAAGGAGGCTTCCCGTAAGGCCGTGCCGTTATCGCCCACTTTATCGGCGGCAATGAAGAGTTCCAGTTGCAATAATTTACTCTCTGCCATGGTTCCGATGGTAAAACGCCGGTTGGTGAGGGGTACGGCCTGATCATTCAGCCGTTTCCGGGCGTCGGTAATCTCACTCACGCCATCAAGTTCGGCGTTGGCAGCGCCGGAGTAGTAGGGAATATCCTTATAAAGGTTTAAAATAAGGGTATCGATCTTCTGGGCGAAGGCCTGCATCGCCGGAATAATCAGTTGTCGGGAAAAATCATCGATGGAAAGGGTCAATTGTTCAGTGGTGATTTCGAAGGATACATCCAGAATGGTATCCAAAGTTACATTGGTACTGCTTTCGGACACGTCTTGAATGGTAATTCCGGCCGTCCGGTCAAATTCGTTGGCGGTAAAAGTCGCCGGTTTCCGGATGGTAACAGTGGTCCCCCGGCCTTCGACGAATTCCCGTTTATAATCCCGGTGAACCAGGTTCGCCATCACGCAGTTATTCCGCAAGACCATCAAGGCCTCACGGGCCACAATGGAAGGAGTAATGAAAGTATTCGGCATGGTTACAACCTCCTAAAAATAAAAGGCCGGAGTCGTTTTTAGGTCCGTCCTTCGTTATTTCTGCCCTTGCCGGGCTTTGATATAGTCGGCCATGGAGAGGTTCCCCAGGTCTTTGCCGCCGCCTCCGCCGCTGAAGTCTTCCCCGCCGGTGGGTTCGCTTTCGGCTTTCCCCAGGAATTCCGGGAACTCCTTTAAGACATTTTCCACGGCGGTTTTGGCGGAAACTTCATCAACAACGCCATCCGATACCGTAATGTTTGAGATATCAATCAGCTTCAAAAAAGCTTTCATCCGTTCCGGTTTAATACTGGCTTGAGTGGCTTGCACTATTAACGCGGCTTGTTTCAAAACAGCTTCGGCTTCGTTTTTAATCCGCTGATTTTCCGCCTGTAAATTTCGGTTCTGCTCTCTGGCCTTCTCCAAATCGGTTTTACCGGCATCCTCGATCTCTTTTTGCCTTTTGACCAGATTCTTCAGGTCATCAATTTTCTCAAAACCCAGTTCTTTAATAAGTTCGTTAACTTGCGCCCGCCCCTCCCGTTTTAGCCGTTCCATGAAGCCGCCTTCAGAAGGAAACGTAATAAAGGGCAGGTTCTTGGCTTTTTCCCCGGCGTTGGGTTCCTGGTCATTTCCGCCGTCAATTCCCCCGGTTCCGCCGCCGGTATCTTTATCGAATACCGGGAGGCCATACCGTCTCGGTAATAAGTTCAACATGATTTTCTACCTCCGCTTTCGCGTATTCCGTGATTGAAAACATTCAAAAGTTTTACCGGATCACGTCACCGGTAAAGCTCATATTACGGTTATTTCACCTCCATTCGTCCCTGTAAAGCGCCATTGAAAATAAGTTCATGAGTTTTCAAAATGTAATTCCTATATCCAGGTTGCCGGAGTCCGGCCAGGGCAATGGCATCATCCACGGTTAAAGCCGGATTCCCCCGGTATTTCAATTCCAGTTTGTTCGCCGCTTCCGGGAATTTGTTCAGCAAGATTCCGGCGATCTTCCGGGCCATCTCCCTGGTTTGAATCAAATGATAAGACGGCAGGGTATATCCAATCACCGCGCCGGTATGGGTGGGTGATTGATGTTCGTAAGTCCTTTCCCCATACAAATATTCGCCGTATAAAATTCCGTCCGTGTTCATCAGGCTGGTTTCCGGGCCGCTGAATACTTCCGTCAATCTGCCTTTGACTTTCAACGGATAGCCGTTAATCACCAGGGTAAATTGGGCGTTCATGGTACTGGAGACAATAATCTTCCCGCCCCAGGCGTAGTAAGTTTGGCTGATAATCTCGACACCGGCGGGCGCTCCCTCCAGGGTCGCCGTACAGTTCACCACCGGGTTTTGGGTATAAAAGGTAGTGAAGTAGGCAGTTAACTCTAAAATTTCTCCCGCTTTAATCGCCGTTACCGCATTATTCCGGTACACTTCTTCAGATTGGGCGGTCGGAACCAGGGGGTTGGCGTAAACCGTAACCTCGTTCGCCGGGCGAATTTTTTGATTCATCGGTTTCTTCTCCCGGTAATCGGCGGTGGTCAAGGTTGCCATCGGTTCAATATTTACCGGATAACCCGGACCTTCCAACCGGATGATATTCTGCCGGTTGCAATAACAATTGCCGAGGACGAACTTTATAACCTGTTTCAAACCGGCGGCGTGGCTCCCCCGGCGCAGCCAGGCGTAGGGGATATAAAACTCTAAGAGTTCCGGGTCAATCCAGTATTCTTCCGGCGACAGCCCGGCATCATAGAGGACTTCATAGGCCAGCCGGTAGGCGGTGGCGATTTGTTCCACCGTAATTGTCAGCCGGTCAACTTCTGGCGTTAGGTTTCGTTCAGTGGTCTCCAGCCGGAGCCGGATATATACTGTTTTGTTTCCGGCAGATGTAGTATCAAAAACAACATAAAAACTTTCATCCGGCCAAAGGCGGGTCCAGGTAGCTTGATTATCCGGGCTGAATTCAATAATTACCCTGGTCCCATCGGGGATATTCGCTACCATTTCCGCATTTATGAAAGCCCCCATTCCGATTTCAAAGTCAATGGGAATGGAAATTATCCGGCTACCCCGGAGCGGGTCCCGGTCATAAAGTTCTTCCTGGTAAAGCAATTCCCCGTATAACATAACCATCCGTCCTTATTTCGCCGGTGTCGCATTCGTCGATACCGGCGGTTTGATAATTCTCTGCTCTTCCATGATCCGTTTGACTTCTTCCTCGATCTGTTCTTCCGTCCAGTCCCGGTTGACCATTTTCACCTTGGTCCGAATACTGACGGCCTGGGCGGCGTTGAGCATATTCAAGGTCGTGGCAATTTGACTTAGATCGGAGGATACACAATCATTAATCTCCACTGATGGCCGTTTCGCCTCGGTTTTGGTGTGGATACTCAACATCATTTGCAGCAGGTCTTCCAGGGCCGTCTTCCAATAACGCGCTTTTTTGGCCGAAGTGATTATTGATTTCTTCTCCTTAATTTGCAGCGCGTACCCGGAGTCATTCACGCTGGAGCCAACCCCAAGCCCGAATGACTGGGGGCTATACCCGGCATTGGAGACGATCCGGCAGATAAGGTCTAAAGTGGTCTTTTGATGGGCCTCGTGCCGGATGTCGAATTGAATGTTTTTGATGGAGTTGGTCCCGTTCACATCATTCGGGTCGAAGTCCAGTTGTTCGTATACCTCCTGGTCCAGATCAAACCGTGGTTTCCCGGTCTCAATGTCCCGTAGGTAGTCGCGAGGGGTGATAATCCGGCCCACGCCGATCCGGATATCCCGTATCCAGGAGGTATAAGCTTCATCCAGGGCATCCATCAAGCCTTCTGCGCCGCCAAAGTCCGATTGGCCGATTGCCGAACCGCGAAATACCTTATTGGGGAGCATGTTCGGAATGTATCGAACCAGAATATCCTCTTTAAAGCCGGTATTCCGCATTGGTTCAGATTCGGCGGTTTCCGGGAGCGTTTTTAAATCCGTCTCCTCTCCCAAGGTCGTAGTGGTCCCGGCGTAAAGTTTGGTATAAATCGCGCCCCGTTCGTGCCGTTCCAGCAGCCGGTAAACCTTGTCGCCGTCATCCCGGATTATTTTCCAGAAAGTCACCGCCACCAGGATTCCAAACTTGAACTCCGGCAAGGCGTTATCCGGTTGGGCAATATTTAAAACGGGGTAGGGAAACAATTTCTTATCCCAGTTAATTTTGAGGAAGATTCCCCCCAATGCCGAGGCCACTTCAGCCGCTTCCAGGATGGTGTTATAGAACCCGTTGACATCAAGTAATTGGCGGAGCTTTTTCGCTTGGTCATCCTCCGCCGCAAGTCCGGGAATCGTAATTGCCGGGGTTTCGGAAAACAAAAAATTAGAACTGGTGGTCGCCAGTTCTCCGGCCAGCGGAACGTGAATCATGACTTTCCGCTCGTCTTTAATCTCCTTGGCCCAAAACCGGCCTTGTTCAGTGGGAGTATAAACCTTCCCGGATAATGCTTCGCTAATTTGCAGCGGGTCGCCGGAGTACCAGGCCGACCATTCCCGATATCGTTCATAAACCGCGCCCCATTCTTCCGGCGGCCATGTTTGCTGCGGGTTATAGCTTGGTATCATTACACTTCACTTCCTTAAGCAGCGGTCTTAATCTTTGTTAGCCAGAAAGCTTTATTTCCATAGACTTGATACCGGATATTGTCCATGCAGTGGTCATTCATCTTCAAAGGCTGGTCTCTTCCCAGGATTTGCGCCTTCGGGTCCCAGGAATAGGTGGAAAGTTCCTCGATGGTGTTAACACAACTCCGGTGAACCCGGACCAGATCGTTTCCGATCAGGCTGTTCAGCAGTCCAATTCCTTCCAGCACGTCATTCCTGGCCTTGACGATGTTTTTTACTCCGTCATGCCAGAGTTGGGTGATGAACCCGGCGGCGGAAGGGTCGATATATACTTTCCGGGCGTCGATTTTTAGGTTATGATACCAGTCCCGGTATTCCCGGCTATACTGGGAGGGACTTTTCTGGGCCGCCAGTTGGTTGTCGTCGGTTTGCCTCCCGGAGTGATAGTATTCATCGGCGATATATAGCCGGTTATCAGAACCAACGCCGGTATGAATAAAAGTGGTTGCGTTGGATGTGCCGTAATCAACCCCAATCCAGTGGGTGAGTAGTTCCGGGATTTCATCGACGATCATCCGGTCGGTGAATTGGCTGTAAATTACTCCGGCGGCCAGTACCCAGAGGCCTTCGATATACCGTTTATACCAGAGTGACCCCGGCACATACTCTTTTTTAAGTTCCCGAACGTAAGCCGGATCGAGGTTGAGGTTATCATCCAGGGTAAAATTAAAGACCTTCTTGTTCAGTTCCGGGTTGTTAATGTAATTCTTATATAGATAGTGGTAAGGGCTGTCCGGATTGGTGGTGAGAATCAGTTTCGCTCCCGGTATGCTCAACCGGGAGAGCAGCATTTTGAAGAAATCTTCCGGAAGTAAAGTTCCCTCGTCCACGTAAGCAAAGGAAAAGGTGTCGCCCTGTATCCGGTCTTTGGCCCGGACATCGGCGGCTCCCACAACGAAAACTTTCCGGCCGCAGATGGTGACTTCGCCTAAACCACGATTGTAATGAAAATATTTTGGGCCGACGATCTCCCGGATGGTTTGCAGGACATTATGATCCGCCGTCCGTTCGCTATGGCCGACGATGACTCCATTCCCCGGCGGCTGATTTTCCAGCATGTCCAGCAGCCGGATGTTGGCGGCAATGGTTTTACCCGACCGGACCGCCCCGCACAAAAAATTAAGCCGCGCATTGGATTGGCTAATGGCGGCCAGTTGTTTCGGCGAGAATTTTCCCCAGATCATGGCGGCTGGTCAC